GTATTGGTTGCCAGCCAAACAGATTCCCGTAACTTTTTACCGCAGTATTAACCGCATCATTTATTTGCTTTGATATGGCAACATTTTCTGACGATGCCCTGTCAACTGAAAGAATACTTGCGACATCTTGAAACCCGTTCTCTGAAATTAAAGCGAGTGAACTACCGACTTTTGTAATGCAACGCCTACCAACGGGCCTTCCATGTTGGAACACACCGACCAAAGCCCATGTGCTTGCGCTGGACGGATCAGTACCCGAATAAACAGCAATCTCGCCTTCACTGGAATAGAACACAGCCACATCATCAGGGCCAGAACCACCATCTCTAGTCCAGCTACCCATCGCCATAATAAAACCACCCTTTTTAAAAATGCCATCAAGGGGGAACTCCAAAGCAGCACCGTTAATAGTTCGGGTGCTTAGATACCAAAAAGAAAGACTGTTTTTCTCACCAACAAATATTCTAGCTTGGTGAGTAGTACACCAAATTAAATTGGCGATAGTTGGGCCTGACACCGTTGAGTTGGCCCAAGCAGAACCGTTAAAAGTTTGTGGAGTATCTTCACCGTTACAGGCAAAAAGAAACTGACCACCAGCAGTACCTATCTGGGTATGCTGAAACTTGTTATTTGATCGACCTGTTACAACTGCTGAACTTACTGAACCTGCATCCGAAACCTCGTAAATGTTTCCGTTGTTGCAAGCATACAATTCGTTCACGCCTGACAGTGGTGCGTACTCCATCAGCGTTTCTACATTGCCACTCATGCCCGTTGCGAAAGAAATAGAGCCACCACGCAAAGTAACGTGTTCAGTTTCAGGAAAAAAGTTGTCTAAGATAACCGCATTGTCTGAAGGCATGGAAGCCAGTGCGTGTCTTGTATCCCACCCGCCAGTAGGTGCAGGTAAAGTTTTAGATACTGATGCAGGTCTTGTTCTTGCGATGCCGAGAGTCATAGTACTGTCGTGCCTCCGGTTGGTTTTCCAGCGAAAATATCACCAGCAAGCAATGTTCCAGAAGAGGGCTGATCGTTTTTGGCTAGTAGCTTAAACATATCTAAATATGTTTTTGCTGCGGAAACAGAAGGCAGTCCATCACCGTCTAAATATTCGTAAATTATGCCAAGAGTCAAAAGTTCTGCATTTAGCAAAGGAACATCTGTGTCTAAACTAAAAGCAATTTTCGGTGAACCTGAAGCTGCAACATCCACCCACTTGGTAGAAATATATTCATAAGCGTAAGAAAGCCCAGCCGTAGGGACAGGGATTATTAAAATAGAATCGCCTCTCAACCTAAACTTTCTGCTTCCAGCATTGTTGAAATTAGTGGCCTTGAGGTTTTGCCATTCTTTAGCTGTAAGAGGCCCGGTCATTAAAAACGAACCTGACCTGTCATAAAATGTCTCTGGAATAAATCTATCAAAGTCAGCCTCAAGAATCGTTGAGGTTTGTGTTTCTGAAGCAACTGATGTGAAAGTTTTTTCTTTGGTAAGAATCTGCCAATGGAAAGATTTCATTAATGAATTGCCAACCTTGTCAGCGTAACGAACCAGCTTCAACGATTCCACATTGCTATTACCAACGCCAGAGGCGGGTTGAGCTATGCCGATCTCATCAGCAGCATCTTGAATTATCTTTAGAAAGTTAGCCATGCTCTATCCATTATCTCCAGTTAAAGATGGAGGGGAGCCTTGCAAGCACTCCCCAACATTCTTAGTTGCTTCCGATACGAACTGCCTCAGATTCTCGGATAGTTTTATATCCGTAAAGAACATCCAAACGACAAGGGAACTTGTCATCGGCAATTGTGTACTGACGAACAACTCTCATTGAGATACCGTCCATTACTTCACGGGCTGAGAAATCTACCCCTTTTGGCATGGTCAAATCTGCCGTCGCAAACGCAAAAGCATTTTTAGAGAAGCCCAAAGAAATACCGTAATCAGCAGCATTACCGACTGCCGTTGATCGGTCAGACTCAAGGCACGAAACTGCTGCATTGTTAGCAGGTACAGCCGTGACATTCTGCCTTGATCCTGTTGCGACCAACGATGGATTGATAGTGATAGTGGTTGTAGAGGTTCCAGTTGTAGCTGCAACAGCAAACTGCTTGAGAATACCAGTGCTGGCCTTTGTCTCAGGGTGAACACTGAACACTCCAGCAATGACTAGAACATCCCCTTTAACCAATGTTCCTGCGCCTGTGTCAACAGTCATAGAAGTGCCAGCCTGATCTGCACCATTGATAAGGTAGTCACCAGTGCCGTCATCGGTTCCAGTTGTGTGAATTGGCATCAACGTGTTTTGATAAACGTCTGAATAACCAAGGAAGTTATTAGCAACCATGCCTTTGCGGAAGTTCTCAGAAACTTTTGCAGGATCGTTAAACAATCCTTTGAGCGCATCAACCAAATCAACATTTGCCTGAGTGTTTAGAATTAAACAACGTTCATCACTAGCCAAAGAGTCTGTTAGTTCTTTGCTGGAGTTGAGAACATCTGTGATGGAGCAAGCTGCACCAACGTCAGACACTTCTTTGGAAACGTCCCTATACATAGACAAGGCATCACTTTCGATAGCTGCACCCAAAACTGACATCGCAGGTTTAAGAATACGATCAGAAAAGTCATCCAAATCGGTTGTTAGGTCTGAAGACAAAAAGCTCAGATCAACACCTTTCTGCGTTGCAACTTGCAGGGTTTCGGTGGCTTCCGTTGTGTCCTGAGTAGAAAGAGCAGCCCCGGTTCTGACCACATATTCATTTGGGAGCCGAATGCTCAAGCTATCGCCAATCTTTGCGCCACTCTTTGCAAAACGATCATCGTATTGTCGATTTATTGAGCCAATAAAATTTAATTTCTGGTGGAGAATCCGCAATGCTTCACGGGTTACTGCGGTAGGTGTTATTAGTGCATTTGCCATTGTGTATTAGTCCTTTAATAAATATTATTAAACAGGTTTACCCCGTTCTTTTTCTTAGTTGAGCGTTACGTTTTGCAAGCCAAGCCTTAGCAGAATCTTGATCTGTTGGGGTATTGCTTTTGTGTCTGCCACCTTTCCCCTTAACAGGCTTGGATTCTGTTGCTGTAGCTGGGCCTACCTTGCTACCCTTTTTGACATTTGCTTTCATCTTGTCGAACATCATCGCCTTATACGCAAGTTCGGTTACTACTGGATCGGATCGCCACCCTGCCTCTGTTGCCTTCTTGTCAGCACCAAAGGTTTTGCAGAAGTAGTCAATGACCTCACCAACTTTTTCAGTAAATTGTGGGATTCTGGCGTTAAGAGCTTTCTCACCCTCGATTTCTCTAGCCTGACGATCCGCTTGCTTGGTGTGGGCCATCTCGCCCTCCTTAGCACTTACCTGTTGAACTGTTGCGTTAAACTCCTTTGTCTTTTGCGAGATCGCATCTGAAACTTGTCTGGCTTGATCGGGATTCGATTGCCAAAGCTGGTTCAGGTCAATTCCGTTTAATTGGGCGAGTTCTTGGCGAATGGCTAGACCTTGTGAATACATGTCAAGGGTGTCACCTTGCAGAGATAAAAGTTTTTCAGCCGATTGTTCTCTGGCTTCAATTTGCTTTCTCTGACCTGCTAACTCCTGCGTTTTTTTTGTGTAATCGGATTGCAACCCTTTCCCAAAGGACTCGAATTGTTCCGATTGCTCATCTGACAAAGCCTCTTTGTTTACCTGAAACTTTTTGCCACCGAAATCATATTCTCTGTATTCCGGTACATCTGCATCTTCATCATCATCAGAATAGCCACCCTCGTCTTCATCAAGGTCTTCTTGCGAATCCTCAACGTCATCGTCAATGGTTTCTGTGAGAGAATCGTCAGTGTTTACTTCTGTATCTGTCTCAATTCCTTCTGGGGATGTTGAGTCGTTCATAATTTAATTCCTTACTGTTGAGGGATTCCCTGCGGTGGCATAGGCTGTCCCTGTTGTTGAATAGGTTGCCCAGTGTTCGGGTCAACTTGCGGAGCTTGAGGTTGTTGTGGTGGTTGCTGTGGCTGGGTAGCCATTCTCATTCTTTCAGCGACTTTATCAGCACCCTCAAAGTCCATGTGTTCTAGTAAAATGTCTCCAATAAATTCAGCAGAGCCGGGTACTTGTCTCATAATCTCAATCAAGGTTTCTCTCGTTTCTTCACGTTGAGATTCGTATGTCGGCCCTGCTTTAACTGTCACATCGTATCGACCAGTGTTCAGGTCATATAGTTTTTCCTGTATTTCGCTTTCTTCATTTACTTGGGCAGGTTGCTGTTGGTTCTCTATATTTGAGTTCACCAACTGAACCACTTTTTCTTTTTGATCTGAGCCTATAATTCTCAGCGTATTCCTTGCCGTGTAAACGCTAGGTATAATTTCGACCAGACATTTGCCAGCGTATTGAATCGCCCTAGACAAGTTATCCACAAAATGAAAGTTAGAAACATCAGACTCTTTTTTCCGAGCGATAATAGCCTTTCCGCTAGTTTCATTTGATCTTGCTCCCATTGCGGAGTCATACAGTCCAGTGATGGCTTTCATGTCGTCTGCACACATCATCGCCTCGTTAATCGCTCCACTAGGTACGCCACCAAAGGGCTGTCTGGATGGAGGGCCACCCGCTGATGGATCGTATTCGAGATATGCGTGACTTCTTGTATTAGCTGATTCCCATTTCTCTGTGTCGTCAGGATGAACAAAACCTTTCGGCCCAATGAAAGGAGTTTTAGGAGCAAGTGCTACCAATTCGGTAGAAGCTGATCGCCAAAAGTTAAGCATCATCTGGGAGTCTTTAGCGTCATGGATCATGGATTTGAAATGTCTGCGTCCCTCGTAAATTATCTCCTCACCCCAAACAGGGCAGATAGGAATTGATTCACCGGGCCACTCATCTTCTTCCAGAACTTCCTTGCCACTTATAACTCTCCGCATTACTTTGTGAGTCTGTACAAGTCTTTCACGCTTAATATTTACACCCTCGACCAGCATCAGCATCCTGCCTTCATCGGTCAAAGATGATTCCCGAATAACCATGCCGTTATCTAATTCAAGCAATTTTCGGGTAACTGGCTCTCTCAGGAAATACTCAGAAACTTGAACATGATCTTCGTGAATAGAGAAATGATTGACCGCACCACCTTCATCGCCTTGGAAACTTATCGCCTCATGGTCAGGCCATTGGTTCTCAAACTCATCCTTAGTAAAGAAATCACTTACAAAACCATAGTTCCAATCACTAGCATCAAACTCTGTTGAATTAACATCCCAATGGACAAGCAGGGGATTAGGCACTCTGTGGATTCTTGCCTCTAAGTCAAAAGACTCAGGGCTGGCGTAGTGGATGCCAATGCGGAAGAAACCAAAGCCACCCGACACTGCATGATCCAGCGCAGTATCAAAGGCGATGTCAGCATTTGAGTTTCGTTGAACAGCACGAACCAAACCATTAATAACTTCTGCGGTTGCCACATCTGCGCCATTATCTACAGGGGAAACAATTATCCCCGGCTTATTCTGTCGAGCATCGTTTACTACCTGACGAATAAAAGGAGGGATTTTGTTTATGGTAAGACAAGGCCGAGACTCAAGCTCACGTTGACGTTTCACATCTTTAGGCCATTGCTCACCTAAACGCCCAAAACTTATATCATCCTCATAGCGGTTGCGGTTAAAGTCTGAACCTTCTTGAGACTCTTCAAAGCGTTCCGTTGCGCCCTTGATGATGTCGGCTTCTTTGTTAGAATCACCCTTTTTAGGTCTGGAGCTTTTGTCTTCTTTCTTTGCTTCGTCTTTGACTTCTGCCATTTGAAAATCCTTTTCAACTACATTTAAAAACTATTCGCCTCTTAGCATCCTTACAAGCAACTCTTCCTCTGGCACATCAAGCGTTTCCCAAGGTGGCTGTGCTTGTCGCTGTTCTGGGGTGAAGTCCATTCGTGTTTGTACATTTCTGGCTTCGGCTTCACCAGATAATCTCTTATATTTCTGGAAAGGGTTTTGTGTAGACTCATCCCACAGCTTTAGTTTTTCGTTTGTCGCATCATCGTATTGCTTGCGAAAATGCTCATATTCTTTTTCGTGTCCCGGCTTTGCCTTGCCATACTCAAAAGCTCCATGCTCATCCAAGGCTTTTACCGCAACGCTACGCTCTTGATCCAAAAACTTAATTCTCGCTAAAGCTGCATCTCTAGGCTCTTGAAAATATTCAGGACTTCCACCTTTACCAAAGCCCTCCAACTCTTGAACCCCATGCTGTAGCTCATGCCCAAGCACCGACCTGTTACGGCCTTGCGTTTCTCCAAAAGTATTAATCTCAGGAGTTAAGTCAAACAACCCCATGTGTTCTCTTGATTCACCGGGAGCATAAGAACCTCGTTCACGCAAATCATACTTATTGGAAATCATCTCGTTACCCATCTCAGGATAAGCATTGTTTAGTTTTTCGTGTCTTGCTGTGTCATTCATAATGCCCATATCCACGCCATGCTTAGCTTGCAAGCCACTATCATCAATCTCATACTTCCATTTGTTATCAACATCATTAAACCAACCTGTCTCATCCCATATCTGCTTGCGGTTGACACCTTGCGCTGCTAAGTCTTGTGCTTTTTGCAATGCGTGTTTGTTTGCAGTCCTTGAACCAATACCCGCAAAGGTCATTGGGCCACCTACAAAATCCAGAACAGCCCCCTCTGCCATCTCTGGACTGACATACTGGGAATCAAGAACACTTGGATTTATTGGGTCATTGCCGTATAGATTTTTGTCACCATAAAATGATCTCTTAACATTGGAAAGACCACGTTCAACCATGTTCGGTTCTTGCCTAACAGTCCCGGCTCTACCTCTTGCCAGCATACCCGCCAAGTTCATGGCGTTATCATCTGCCATGCGTTGCTGGTTTAATGGACTGCCTCTTAACATTTCTGCGAAAGTCATTAGCTAAACATTTTAGATAAAGAACCAAGGCCACCACTTTTCCCACCACTACTAGCTTTCTGCAACGCCTTTCCACCAAGGCCAATCCCGCCAATGGCATCCATAACGCCACCACCATCACCTTTGCCCGTAACCATCCCCAGCACAGGAGAAAGTTGCATTAGTAACTCAGCAACGCCACCAATTGAATCTAAGGAGCCACCTTCTTTTGAACCTTCTTCACTGCCGTCATCTAAGAGGCCGAGGTATCCCAACGCACTTAGTTCATCAAAGCCCTTGTCTCTTCTAGCCATTACACAAATCCTTTGTCGTTGTCTGTTTGCTTTGCCCTTCTCAACTCGTATTTCAAATCTGTCTGTATATCTTTCAAGCGGTAGTATTCATTTTTAAGCCCCAACATACTTCTGCCAGTGTCCGATACTGCTTCTTCTAACTTGCCAAGTATTTCTGCTTGGTGGATTTCTGCTTGATTGTTCATCCCATCCACCCAGTAGTCGCTCTAGGCGTTAATCTTTTCTTAGTGACGCTTGGCCTTTGCACCAGTTTAGGAAACAAGTGAGTAAATCCCCAGACCAGTGCATCGACCCGATCCGGTGATCCTTCCCCTACATAACCTCCTGCCGTCATCTGACAAAGCTGATTTTCTAGTTTAATGAAAGTACCAACGTGACTGATCCGTCCCAAGCTGTATAGAGAACTGATGGGTTCGGCCCTAATATGTTTACCTCTCGTTGCCCTAACTTCGATAATGGGAATCCCCGGCCTAATACTTTCCAGCGTATGACGCACCATGTCCCCACCTTGGTTAATCTCAATAACAATTGCATCAGCTTCCCATTTATCAAAAACGCTTACAGCACGGTTAGCCCATTGAGAAGGTGTTCCCTGTCGAGATACATCATCAAGCACATACCCACGCTGATCGCCATCGCCCAGACCACAAACAATAATTCCATGTTCGTTAGACTTTTCTTCAGAGGAAATTGCTGGATCAACGCTGACAACAATCCTGCCCATCGTTGGTAACTCTTCACGCCTGTTTTCATGAAACGTCTGACGATCCCAAATTGCTCCAATCGCTTTTGGTTCGTGCATCCCCAGCCAAATATGAGCGTAACGACCCGGCTTATGCTCTTTGTCAAAAAGTCTTTCATCGTTTAGTTCTTTCGGAAAAAACTTGTTATCGTCAAAGTTAACCTTCTTAATTATTGCGTTCTTAGGGGTGATCTGACCTCTAAACAGTTTGTCAACTGGATCGTTTGCGTTCCTTGGATTCCAGCTAAACCACAACTCACTTCCCGGTTGCCTGATCGTTGGTATCAATACTTCCAAGGAGCGTTGAGAAATATTTTGAGCCTCTTCAATCCAACAGCGATTTATTCCCTCCAAGGATTTTATCTGATCCGTGGTCATAGACCCAAGACCAGCAAACAGGAACACTGTTCCGTTCTCGCCTCTAATCTCGTTCTGCAAAGAAGTGTAATGATCCCCCAGCCCTAATATCTCAATCTGGTCATCCAGTAACAGCTTGACCGAATCCTTAATAGAGCGTTGCACCTCTCTGCCACACAAAATCCTTAATTTCTTTTCGTACCCTTCACAAAGTAATGCTTTAGCGAAAGAGTGAGACTTAGCTGATCCTCTACCACCATAAAAAGCCTTGTACCTGCATGGCGTATATAAATCCATGAACGGTTCAGGTATCTCAACATCAACTTCCTCAGTGAAAATTTGGGTCATGCTCTACCTCAGAAACAAGTTCACCGTCTTCTGCGACAACGCCAATAATGTTCAAGACCTTAATGGGCTTCTCACCACCACTGACCTCCAGCTTGTCCTTAAACAACCCAAGACTCTTGCCTAACATCTCTGACGCTTTGATCTGATCCAACCGTTTAATGGATTGCCAGCCAGTGCCATCTGATGCAAATTGACTTTTCATTTCACTAACGCAACGCTTTGCTCTTACCGTCATCTGGTCAAAGGATTTAGGAATCAAAGTTCCATCTGGCCCTTGGTCAAACATCTCATCCATCGGTGTGTAAGTAAGGTCATGCCAGAACTGCAAAAGGTCATCAGCACTGATCTTTGTTCGCTTCTCACGCTCTTTCAAGCCCTCTTGTATAAATTCCTGAACCCTAACATTACTTAGCAGTCTGCATGAACTCTCGGACGCTCCGTTCTCGCTGTAACCTGCTCGGATATAAGCCTGTGTACCGTTTAGGTCAACCAGATACTCACGACAGAAGACCTTCTGCTTTTCGGTTAGTTTATGTACTGGTGCTAGTTCACTCACGTTTCTTTTTCGCTCCTGCTGATCGGACATAAAATCTCTGTGCATGGAACCGACTCACCCCATCCAAATCCTTCACCAACACATCTGAAACTGAGAGCATTGACTCAGCCATTGATGGTAGGGAAGAGGGGATATTCCCCGAAAAGATGACATCGTTTGCATCATGTACAATTTGTTTTCCAACTTTCTTAACCCTCACAATCCTTAAAGCCGACACCCACTCAACCCATAACAGCGTCTGATGGCATCCCCTAAACTGCAAAAGGAAGGGAGGGAGGACTCCACAAAAGAGGACACCACCAGATACATTGCGTTACTCAATAGCCCGGTTTCGGCTTGCGAGGCTTCCGTGGTTTTGTTGGCTTAGTTCTTTTTTTCATTATTTTGCTTTTCCTTTCCAGCTATCAATGCCCTTCTCAACTGAACGACCAGCGATATATCCACCAATGCCCAGCTTTAATAAATCCCACATATCCGGGGGGATATCTAACCTGACTGCTGATCCACCAAACAATTGGATATATGGAAAAAGTAAATAGTTGTTAGCGATGATCGCCACAAAGCACAGCATGGTAATCGGCCTCCAGTTTCTTGCAAGGGAACTCTGGCTTTTAGCCTCTGCTGTAATAATATCTCGCTGGTAAGAAACAAACTGAACCTCATGCTGAAGCATCTGCGCTTTGATAGCTTGCTCAAGCTCGTTCTTCTTATCCTTATCCTCAATGAACTTGCCAGCCAGATTTGTTATGCCTGACACCATTCCTGTGAAATCAAACATCAGCCCACCCACATCATGTTTTGAGGTTTAGTGTCATCCACATCTACATGGACCCATCCTGAATAAATACCGATCCGACTAAATAAATTCACGCACAGAGCAATAAGCTCATAACGGTCAGGGCTGTTGAAGCAAGCCACATCAACCGCAAAGCCTTTAATGTGAGATGAGTTTTTTGAAGAATGAGGAATCTTGTCGTT